ATTCAGTAGTATCAATAACAGTATCAAAGTAAGCATGAATGTATCGTGAACCATCAAAGTTAGCTTGACCAACATGGTCAGGTTTGTAACGAATCAATGGATATTCTTCTGCCATCTTTTCAAATACATGGCGTTTAATCATCATATGACCAGTACCAATCTCTAACACTTCAAGTGGTTCTGATACTTGAAATTGATTTGTACCTTTAACAACGTTAAAGACATATTCACCAACCAAGTTTTCAAGTTCTTTTGGATCCAAATCTGGATGATTTCTTGCTGCTTGAGCAATATTACTCCAGTTCATAGACTTCTTAGGATAGGGACCACCGACAACATCTTTATCCAATGCCATCAATGCAATAATATCTTGTGGTGAGTAGTGAATGTCCGAATCAATAAACAACATATGTGTATAATCGCTTCGGAGAAATTCATCGACCAGATAGTTACGAGCTCTGGTGATTAGTGATTCGTTAAACAGGAAAGAAAACTTTGTTTCAATTCCGTATTTTGAGAATGTTGTTTGTAAGTCGAGGCACGACTTCACATATAAACCGTGAGCCATACCACCATACATGGGTGTGGCAATAAACAGTTTGTTTTTCTTTAATTCTTCAATGTTGACTTTGATTTCCATTATATACCCATAAAATAAAAAAGAGGAGAGATACTAATATATATCTCTCCTCATCTAGTGAAACCTAATTTATATTAGGCAAATGCACGTTCACCTTGCTTGCGAATAGCAGCAATACCAGCGGCAACGATACGCTTGGTAGGTGAGCCGAGGCGGTAGAAAGAAACTTTCTCGCCGTTTGCATTGATACGGCTATTCAAGTAGATAGCATTACCTTCGTTACGCAACTCATTGATTGTTGCTGAAGGATTTGCAATTCCAAAAACAGATTGCATCTTTGCAGCTGTCAATGTGTTGTAGGAACTATCTTTTGCCAAATATGACAATACTTTTTGCTTTGCAGACATTATTAAAACTCCATTATTTAAACGAACCACTTTCAAAAAAAATCTAAGGTGCGGTTCAAACCTCAGATATGTATAATAATAACAGATATGAAAGAACAAGTCAAGCGTTTTACGGCAGACTTGTTCACTATTGCCTTAGTTTTAGATTTGAATATCGCCTGATTGTTCTTCAGGTAATACAACCGTTTCAACTGTTTGTGCCATCAATGTTTCGGTATTTGCACCAGCATCCACTTTAGTGTAGAGGTCAAGAAAAGACATTTTGGTATCATCATCAAAACGATTTAAACACAATTCAATGGCTTTCATACGATTACCAAACACACCATAAGTCTTACTGATATGTACCAAACGGCGAGTAGAAATCACTTCGTCAACTCCGCCTTCTACAAAGGTTTTACGAATTACATCAGCCCAAGTTACCAATTTCTCGGCGAATTCATCATCAGCTTTACCGTGAGTAGATAATTCTTTTTTGATAATTTTACGCTCAACGGCAACTGGTGGCCAATCTTGTTCGTAGGTATTAAGGAATCTTTCCAAGAAAGCTTCGTTAAGAACATTGGTAAACATATAACGACCATCATCTGAACCTTTACCTTTAGTATTGGCAGTAGCGATGATAGTGAAACCTTCAGCAGGTGCAACCATTTCATTTTTCTTTTTGAGCAAGAATGGTTTGCCTTCTAATACCCGTTGTAAACAGGAAAGATTTTGAGCACCATAATCAATCTCATCAACGCAAAGTACCGCACCTTGACGAGCAGCTACAGTAACGGGGCCATCCCGCCATTCCATTTGACCGTTGATAAGCACAAAGTTACCAAGTAAATCTGATTCATCGGTTTCTGGTGTCATTGATACACAAACAAATTTACGACCTAACTTGGCACAAGCCTGTTCAGCAGACATTGTTTTACCATTACCTGAATGACCAGTAATAAAGATAGGATAGAATTTCTTACTTGCAATAATTGAAAGCAAGTCATCAAAGTTACCAAACGGTACATAATTTTTATAAGTGGCAGGAACCAAATTCTCGGTTTCAAGGTCGGTAATAACATTAGTAATACGATTACCACTTGGTACAATTTTTTTCTCTGGCATTTTCATAACTTGAGCTGACATATCAATTGTTTCAGCAACTGGTGCCGATGTTGCCAAACCTGGCACTTTATATAGACCACGACCTACACGGTTCGATTCATCTTTAGTAAACCATTGTGCGCCTGAAATACCTAACTTAGCACAAATAGTTTTAATCTCTGATTTTGTAACTGTGCCTTTGCCAGTAGCAACCAACATAGCACTAAATTTTTCTTTTAACTCAACACGATTATTACGCATAATATAAACTACCTTTCCATTTTTCACTAGATACTACCATTATATCATAATCCAAAAGCATTGTCAACCACTTGTTGTATGGAAACAACAGCATTAGGTCGCAATACCATCAATGAACCTAGACACCATAACACGGCTAACTGCCTTCTTTTTATTCATTTTCATAAATGCCGTTTTCAACTTACTTGCCGTAACGACACCACTTACAACCAATTCTTCATCTTCAATTTGCAATTCATTACCACCAGGCAGAATGAAGAATGTATCATAACCTTTATTGTAAGATTGCAAGAATTTTTCACTTAGTAATTGCTTTGCCAAACCTTTAACATATTCAGATTTGTGTATTTGAATGTAACGGGCATTAGCATCAACACCATATACTTGCTCACGAACTGTGCGACCTTGTTTATCAATATACTTGTTGGTAATACCGTTACGAACATCACGGCTTTGACCTGCAATAAAGAAACCAAAAATCTTGGCACCAGTTTTTGCTTTGTACCAGTCAAAAATGCCGACACGCAAACCATCTTCTACATTATAATAACTATCATTGATACATGATTCTACTTTGATTTGCATTTTAGAATCACGGTCTTTGATATACACATTATCATTTTTTGGATTAAAAGAAGAAGGACGAACAATCTTTTCATTTTTATTTTCCCATTCATATGCTTCCCGTTCTTGCATTACTGTATTAGAATTGTCAGCATCGCCGTCATGGACAACCACAAGATTAACTAGGTCAAGGTTATTCACTTTACGGAACTTTTGAGTAATTGGTTCAAGAGCAACCATCGCCTGAATCAAAGGAGTATTACCAAGAGATTCAGCATGAGGACGACCAATGCCATAACGACCACGAGAATTCTCGGCATATGAATCACGCAAAGCAATCATATTACGGATTGAGTTATTGTATTCCATATTACTCATTTTAGAATTCAAATACTCACGGAGAAATACTGTTTCCCATGCAAACTCATTTAATTCAGGAGTAAAACTTCTTTCAATTTTTTGGTCAGGATAATCCACATGACGACCATCAGTAGCATCACCAAAGCCATATACTACAAATGGAATATTCACTTTACGGCAGAACATTGTAAGAACCAAAATCTGCTCAATAGAACCTGACATATTACGGGACATAGAACCAGAGCGGTCAAGCAATAATACTAGACCATGAGATTTACCCTTAGGTATTTTCATCATCTTTTTAAAGATATTATCTTCTACTTGATATTTGTATAAACGATTGATATCAATATCACCAGTATTAGATATTTTAGCCTTCGCATAAGCACGAGCAGCTTTCTTCATTTCAAATTCTTTTGCCAACAAACCAATGTAACGGTCATTCTTTGATTTGAACTCTCTTACTTTTTCAGTATATTGTTTCTCAAAGCCTTCAGACCTACGCTCAGAGGTTTTATCAAAGTAATATTTACTTAGAATTTCTTGAACCCGTTTAGCAGGCGTTACGATAGCATCAAGATTAGGTTGAGGGATTTTACCATAAACATAATTCTTGGATTCTGCCGATAACAAACTGGTTTCATTCTTACGGAAGTTTTCATCTGTTTCACAACTAGGTTCAAACTGGTCATAATCAGAAGCTTTAGAATCTTTATCACGGTTTAATTGATTACCGTTTTCTTCGCCTTCTTCGCCTTCGCCGTCATCACCATCATTATTAGATTTTGATTCTGATTTTTCACCTTGTTCTTCACCTTTACCATCGGTGTCGGTATCTTCATCGTCTGAATAACCTTCGCCTTCGCCATCTTCTTCAGATTCACCATCATAATCAGAATCGGAGGTTTCATAATCTTCACCATCACCATCATCACCTGATTGTGATTCAACCATGGAAGCAAGTGCTTGTTGCATGGTTTCAAATTGTTCATTCTTTGAATATTCAAATACTGCTTTAGTAACCCGTAAAACATCTTCCCATGTTTCACAAGCTTCAACTTGATTAACCAGTTTTTGTTCTTCAGGTGAAAATAATACTTTAGTAAGACCTGCCGATTTAGTATAGATATTCAATCGGTCAATAAATGACATTGTATTAATATTGCGGTTTGTAATGCCAAAGAAATCACGGTCTAAAAGGTTTTGATAACCTTTAACAAAAGAGGTACGAATACCAGGAAATTTGCGTTTAACTTTTTTCTCAATACGAGCATCTTCAACTACATTCAAAAAGCCTTTGTATTTACGACCAAGAGTGGACACGG